CTTCTAGATCAATGATGATTGTTTTACCGGCCAGTAAAACTCCATATACGTCAATCAGTTTTTGTATTAATTCGGAAGTAGGTGTAAGCACTGGCTCATTTGTGGGAATATCACCATTCCAAGATTGCCACCCATTGTTATCAAATTCAGACACGTACATAGTCGCAGTACTAATTTGTGTGCCACCATTAGATTCAGGGGTTTCAAATGTAACTAAATATTTGTCTGAGTGAGTAATAACAAACTGAGTTGCCATAGTTTAACTACCGCCCATCTTATTGATCTGTATTTCAACTACTCGGTTAATTCCTTGAACAGCTCTTAGTCCAAGTGTGCCAAGCAGGAATGACAAACCAAGCATTTGTTCCGGCGTTGACCAACCTATATGCTTTGCAACAAGTGGCGTCAAATACAATGCTGATGCAGTCCCGATGAAGACTGTCATTACTCCCTGGAAAACAGTTTTAATCTTACGCCAGTCTGTACCTGCAATAGCACCAGCAAGACCTGCGATCAACTGATTCCAGTCAATGTGAATACCCTTATCCATCGATGTCCCTCGTCGTTTCACTGACTTTAGTTACCTCCGGTAGTTTTGCCGAGAAAACAGGTAGATTGCTATCTTGTCTCATAAAGAATGCAATCAACGCGGTTGTCATAGCGGGTATACCAGCACGGAGTCCCTCAATGCCAGAAATGAGTAGAGCTTTAGTCACCGCACCATAGGTTGCGTTGTCAGCAACACGCAGTTGCTTCCAGGCGGCATCGAATTCTGGGGCGGCACTAGCCATGAACGAAGCTAGTGCAATAAGAATGAGGCGTCCCCAGGCAATGTTCATTAACCTTGCCCTAATACTGGTGGTACAGAGAACGGACCACCAGCTTGTCTGAGACCAGCATCTAGTTGCATATACAACTTCATACGGCCTTCGTTATACCAGTTACGCCAGAATACACGTTGAGAAACTGTAGGATCGTCGATGTTTTTCATTGCCAATTTAGTAGCGGCAAAAGCTGGGATCATCTGCCTCATCAAGTCATCTGGAATGAAGTCAAAAGATGTTGCATCAGCAATAGTAATATTTGGAATTCCGTATCCATATACTGTCACAGATGTAGGACCTGTAGTGATATATGGGTATAGGCTTACTGAATAGTTGTCATACCTATACCAGTTAGTTACAAGGCTTGAGTTGGCAACGGTGGTAGCAGCATAGTTTAAGTCATTTGCACGGACAGATGATTCCGATGCGTGTATCAACCGAGTTGATCCGACATAGGCATCAGTAGGGAACCACATTGTTGAGTTAGCTGGAGTTGGTACAGTCATGCTCGTAAGTAACACATTACGTGTGTTAGCGGCAAACGTTAGTGTCCCACTAACCTGGTAGGAGACGCACGTACGGCATATCTCCGATACTGCCTCAGCAATAAAGTTGTTTACGGTTGTGTCAGAGCTAATGCTTGCAGTTCCATCTCCAACGCCAACAATACCTAATGTTGAGTTTGTAGCTTCGTTGAGGATCTTGTATGTTTCAGCACGAAGCTGTGCCATTGTCTGAGCCATTACACAGCCCTCCTAGCATACGTAGCAGCGAAAGACTCAACCATTCCAAGGCGATCCACATACTGTGCTTGATACATCTGGAATCCGTCTCCATCTTTTGATTGCATAGCACGTTGAGCCAATACACCGTAAACCAAACAGTCATGAGCGATGTTCGGTAACGGGCATTCAGTCGCATCTGTGATCGGTTGGGCAACGCCATTAACATCGTATTCCCAGTAGTCTCCTGGGATGCCATAACCTTCAAGCATAAGCCCTTGAGTAATGGCAGCTGCTGGAGGTGGATAAACAGCAATTTTGTTTGGACCTGTAAACACAGCTACCGTTGGGTAAGCTGATGATCCATCATTTCGAACCATGTCTACTTTGCGGTTGTATGCATCAAAGATACGCATACGCTCCCAGGCTCCGCCAGTATTCTTCACCTGTACGTTTCGAATCCTATACAGATCCGGTGCACAGTATTCCGATACATCAGCAACCAGGTCAAGATACCTTCTGCCATTAAAGCAGTCTGTTGACCTGGCTATCTGATTAGTAACTTCCACAATGAGGAGGTCAAGACCAAACGGATCCTGATCCGAATCAGAACCAAAGTAGTGCCGTCCAAGAAGACGGATACGGCGTTTGATCTCACCTCTAGTCATTAGGAATAAGCTCCGTCACGTCCTGGGACGACATCACAGCGTACAAGTGCCGATGGGTTTACACCAGATGGGAACGTTGGTTTTACCCAACCACGGATATACTTGTAGTTATCCTGAGTAACTCCATAACCATCGATAAAACCACTCATTGTGTTTAGTGCAACATAGTATTCGCCACCAGCTAAACAAGGTTGAACAAGGAAGCTTGCGTTAGCGGAGATAGCCGCACCAGTCGTAAACACTGCACCGCCAGGAGTATTACTAACAGTAATAGTCTGTCCGGTGTACGAAGATGTTACCGATAGAACATAGAACTTCTGGACGTTACCACCACCAGTAATGATTGGAGGAAGTGCTGTATCCGCAGCTGCTGTAGCAGCGTTTGTACCAGCAGCTGCTGTACCAGTCCAGTAAACCAATTCACCAACTGAGAAGTTGACCAAGTTGGACAAATACTTAGTAAGAACTGGAGTTCCAGTAGCGGTCGGCACAATTGGCACACCACCTGGCGTAGCGGACAGTTGGACGGTTGCAGTTGATGTTGCAGATCCAACAGCCGCGTTCGATGGAGTCATGCTAACTACATAATATGGAGTAGCAAGAGCAAATGGTGCTACAGCGGTTCCAAAGTACAAGGCATCACCAATACTACAAACAGGAGCAGCGGTAATGTTGACCGAACCAGTTGTTACAGCCGATGTACTGGTCAGTGTTGGATACAGAGTAATCAACGGAGACGTAGTACCGGATGTTGAGAACGTAGTTACGTTGTGCGTTTTGAATGCGTTAGCATCTGTTGGGCTTGCGTAGATGTTAGTCCAGGTGACACCATCTTTTGTTACATCGATTCCAAACTGGAAGTTTGACGTAGTGGTTGCAGCGGGTAGTGCGGCGTATGTAGGTTGCGAGAGCATGAACCGCATAAACAAGTTGTTATGTGTTCCATTCTGACTGAATGGTTCAATGCTTACTGGTGGGCTGTAATACGAGGTTGCCGATGCCATAGCAGCGGCTCCAGTATTCATGACACCTAGTGTCTGAAGAAGGGCATCTTTTGCCATAATTTTCCTTTCAAAAAGGGAGGGTTTCCCCTCCCTCTCTTACTTAACCGAGTGATCCGTCTACTGCGGAAACAATGGACGCACTAAACGCAGATGTGACGTTAGTAGCACCTGTTAGCACATCAGTAACTTTGACGCGGAATTTAACATAGTTATCTTCTGCGTAGTTCGACGTAACACTACCAACGGTATATGCTTTAGTAGACATAGTTCCTGCTGGAGCATGAATACGCAAGTACATCAGTACTGCACCCTCAGTTACTACACCACTTGCAACTGTTGTCACATTGGCAAGTACATCAGATGGTGTAGCCGCAATTTGTGACCAGGTACCAGTACTGATAGTTGCAGTTGGCTCTTTACTAGCTTCAAGGCTACAGGAATACTGAACTGATCCAGTACCAGTACCTGATTGCGTCTGTACTACAACACGAATATACAATCCGTTAGCTGAATTGACGCCGTTAGGGCTGACATCCACAACGGTTGGAAGCGTTGTGGTACTTGTTCCCGAAGCTGTTAGCTTAGTACTAGAACCAAAGTTTAGAAGAAAATCTCTTGCCATTGGTTATCCTTATCCAACCTTTACGTTGAATACACGTCCTACAGCACGTACGTGAGGAGTCCACAAACCAACACCCCAGTCAAATACGATGTTGTGGAGAACGCCATTCTCTTTGGACAAACCGAGGTAAGTCGGCTTAAACGGTCCGCTCTGCCAGCCGGTTGCATAACCGGAACCATAACGAACAGCGTAAATGGATTCAAGTCCAGATGCAGCAGTAGTTTCTACACCGAGAGCAGACTCGTTTCCAAGAACAGACGTAATACCATCAGCACGGCGTCCAACGGAGCGAACGATTGCAGCCTTGTATTTTTCAACAGGACGATCGAAGGAGTCTTTCGTAATGTCGAAGCCTGCGCCGATGCCCATATTACGGATGGCCCACTCAATACGGCGCTTCATACGCTCGGAAACATAAAACACTACGCCATCACCATCTGGGCTGTTCATATTGTCAAGCAACTGCTGGAGATAGAGCATCAAGTTGTTTGCAATAGCCTGTGCAGATGTTGCAGTTGTGAGGTCGATACCACCAGCGTTTACTGACATTTCAGTAGGAATGTCAAACTGATCTGGGTTGGAAAGACGATAGCGAAGACCAGGGAAACAATCGACATCGCCCGTAGCGGATGTCGGGTCGTTGTTAATGAATTTCGTATTGAAATCATACGCAAACGACTCCATAAAGATCTGAACCTGAGCCTCGATCGGATCCACGATGTTGTTCGGCTGATCAAGGAGAACGTGGTCTACCTGGATCTTGTTGCGAACAAGATACATGGATTCTTCGTACTGCTTTGGCTTACCCTTGGAGACCGTTGGTTCCTCGTTAACCGTTGCCCAGTTGATCGTTGGAAGCGAACCAGCTTGGTTCGTAAACCGAACGCCGACCTGGCGAAGCGATGGCGAGGTTGTCAGCGGGATGTCCTTAAGAGCATTCCACGTCTTGTGAAGAGCCTTCGTAATTTCTTTTACGAGAGGGTCGTTAGAGATGATTGCCTGATCGGCGAGAGTAAGAGCCTGTGTGTCAAGCAGGACTGCACCGGATGCGATTGCCATTTGTTTCTATTCCTTATAGAGTTCCGCGTCCCCGTTGAATCCCTAGCAATGCACCCCAACCTGACGGTTGTTGCCTTCCATTGCCACCACCAGTAGGTGTTGCACGGGCGGCTTGCCCTTGCCCTAACGGTTGTGGAACTCGGCGGCTAGACTGCATACGACTAGCGATCTCAGGAACAAGTGATCGAGTTAGTGTTTGCACCTGATTGTGTACAGCTTGCGTTGCCTGGTGTGGATCCCATCCAGCGTCAATCAAATTGTCAACCAATTCAGGAGCACGTTGGGCCAATGGGAATTGTTCGTAAGCAGCATCACGCTGTTGCGACAACATATACCCCTGGACCTGTTGCATCTGCTGCTCATAGCGAAGCTTAATGATTTCAGCTTCTTGCTGTGCTTGCGCAAGAGCAGGATCCAACAACTGCGAATCCGCCAACTGTTGATACCGTTGTCGAATAGAATCTTCTTGCTGTTGCTGTTGTTGCTGAGCAAGCATTGCATCGACTTGATCGGCATCCTGAAAGCCTTGGCTTTCCAGTTGCTCAATGACTCGACCCCATCGATTTAGTCGAGCTTCGTACTCGGCCGCTTGACGTGCACGTTCGTTTACCTCTCGGAAACGTTCGTATGGGACTGGATTAGGGTCATTATGACCTTGATCTTGATATCCCTGGTTTACACCGAGAATTTCGTCGGCTACGGAATCGTAGTCTTCTCCATCCTCAACATATTCCCCGTCATACTCTTCGTACGCTGGATCCGCGTCTTGACCTTCGTGCTCACCTATCGCCCATTGTGAGTTATCTTCGGAACCGGCGGCGTCCCGAATAAAGTCTGTTACCGCGTCACCTAAACCTGTCGCTCCCGCTGGTGAATCGGGAGTTGGCATCACCATCTCGTCAGGCACTTAGTTCTCCTATTTTAGCACACCAGGTTTTTTATTTTTGCCCTGCTCTTTTGCATTCGATGGGGCGGCTGGTGTGTTGTGAATGCTTCCTGCAATCACATTGTTAGCTATGTCCGCTACGTGCTTAGCGGCATAGCTTTCATTCTGAGCCTGGGTTTGAGCATTGATCTTAGCAATGTCAGCCTTGGTCTTAGAATCAATAAGTTGTTGTTGCTTATCCAGATCAAGTTGTGCCTTCATCTGTTCCGCTTCAGGATTGAATGCAACCTGCTTTGGCTGTGCTTGTAGAGCCATTTGCTGTTGTTGCATTTCCATCATCTGTTGTTGCATCATCATCTGCTTTTGCTGTTGCATAGCAAGAACCTCAAGAATATCTGAGGTCTCTGGTAGCTGTAGCATCTTGACTGTAAGTGCATTAGTCTCTGGATCTGTTGGATCACCGAATAGACCCATCTGTCGCAACATGACAATCTTTTGCAGTTTCTGGTCTGGGCTATCAGCCTGTGATGAACCAGGGATGTATACAACACGGAATTGACCACCGTTACGAATCTGGTCGAAGGTAATCACTCCCTGCTTAATCTCGTTGCGTGGATTAATCTGATCGTCAACAGATCCAATGAATGGAGCAACTGCATACTGGTCAACCAGTGCAATCTCCCACTCTTTAATCTTTTGTACAGACTTTTCAATATCTGCTCGGATGTAACTGTGTTGCGTATTATCTGCACGTTGTAGCAGTCTAACAGATTCGGCTGGAGTACCAGCTTGTGCCATTCCTTGCGATACATCATGAAGACCAGCGATGTCCATCATGTCCTTTTCCAAGGATTGCATGAACGACATCAAATCCTGAGCAATGCCAGGGGATCTTACGATCTGTGGTGGATGACTACCTCGATCAAAGTAAATCTTCCGAAGAATTCGACTTGTGTCATCAATGTCATCAGCAGTTTTGTCAAATGCGTCCGCACCGACTCTGCTGTTGCGTTCGATATAAACGTAGTCTTTTTGGTTCTCAAACTGCTCTAACCACCGAGAATACAAGCGGTTATATGCCTGTTGCAGTGAACAGAGGTCAAAGCCAAGTGAGTGACCATAAGGCGTACCAGATCGTGGTTGCCATCGCAGTGGGATAAATGGGAATTCATCCTTCTTCTTATATGGCCAGACGCCAGCGTACAACAATGCACTATTAGTGCTTACAATAAAACGACCATCAGGATACTGAGCTGTAGGCTTTTCCCAATACTCATAAACAATAGCACTATGCTTTTTGCTATCAATGTTGTTCATACGGACGCTGGAAGGTTGTACCCATCCATTACCAGATCCGTTAGCACCTTCTAGGTACGCATCTACATAGCCAGCATTCTGACCAGCAATAGCGTCTGGGCGTACAGCTTTTCCTGCCTCCCCATAATTGTCTACAAACCATGACAGAGGTTTAACTGATGCGTGGATTAACCAGCGAATACCCTGATCGTTCTGTGCAGTGGGATCAAGGAGTACATTGAAACATGGGACGATCTCTTCTTCTACATCACCAAGTTCAAGTTCTTCGTAGCCTTTAATTTCGCCGGTATCGAGAGCCATCTTTGGCATAATGACACGGCTATTTGAATTCCAGTAAACCTTTAAGAATGACGTGCCTGTAATACAAGCCCATCGCACTCGTTCTTTTGTTTGTGTCTCACGGTCAAACTTTCGAGTGTAATGACCGGCAATGAAGTTTGCTTCGTCTGCCGCACTCTGATCCTTAGGGTTCATGCTAAGTGGAACAGCACGTGCATCAGGAGCAACTTGAGTAAGTTTCCCAACAACGCCGTCGATAAGAGGTCGCATCTTATTGACCGTCATGTAACGGTTTGGTTCTGATGGGTTTTGCAGTTGAACAAGGTTACGGGTAAGGCTATTGATGCGGAACCACTGCCTACCCTCAAAGAACGCTAGTGCTTGCGCCCATTCAAGTTCTACTTCCTGTCGAGCACGATACGTAGTATCAAACTGACCTTTCACAAAGTTGACTACGTTAACTGCTTCTTCAGGTTGATCCTTCGGAGACACCTTCCACTTGTTTTGATCGTGATCAAGCTTGAGGTCTTTAGGGTCTTCGAGGCTTAAGTTGCCAATATCGAAACTACCAGGAGTACCAGAGTTGTCTGGCATCTTGAACGACATTGCACTGGCTTGCATTTCTGCCATACCGTTTTGCAACTGCTCTAACCCAGGAGGAGCCATTGGCACAGCGGTGGAACGGCTAAACATCCCTGGAGCTGCGCGCTTTCTCCCAAATTTAGGCAACGGAATACGCATCAAATAAACCTATCCTTTTCACCGTGCAATGATATACGTTGTTCCCTATCAAATCTAATCCATCGTAATTCAAGCCAATTAGCCGCCAAAATTATGATGGCAATAAGTAGCAATAGACACTGAATAATATCACTGAGGCTCATACGTATTTGTCCTCTCCGTTGTCTTGAAGCCACATCGGCTTCCACGCTTGAAGCTTTGCAGTCTCTGGACAGGTGACTGGATACTCCCTCCACATGACGCCATAACGACAGGAGTCTAGTGCGTGGTCACTCTTAGTTCCGCTATCGAGATCTTCAACGTCTTTTGGGTCTGACATAGCTGCTTTCATTTCACGTATGAGGTTAGGGCAAGCGTTACGTAGAATCCTGAAACGTGGGACAGTCGTACCGTCTTTTACCCTATTCGCAGCTAACCATTCTTTCAACCTACGCCAACCAGCCTTACGGTCTTTTACTGCTCTAACAGCAGGTAAGCCACGTCTCCACCAAATCTCAACTGGATACTCACCAATGCGTTGATCAATCTTCTCTGGAGGGAATGTATTAGCCCAGTCGAAGGCAATTGCCTCCAACTTAGTCATCCACGCACCTTCAGGTTGATTGCGTTTAACTGGTTCGGCGTACCCGCGCGTACGAAGCATATCTATGACTTCTTGTGCTTGGACGGACGAAACCATACCTGGCTTATAGATCTCACCGATTACGTACACGTCTTCGTTTTCATCGGACGCATACAGTAACGTACAGGCAGGAGCATTCGTACCAAAGTCATGACTAGCCCACAGTCTCCACCAGGGCTTAACGTCAACTGATTCGACAACGTGCCAAGGCTTGCCAGTTATGTCGAACTCCCTGAATTCAGGGAAGAACATTCCACCAACTCCAACTTCATGCTGGCATTCTCGAAGGAATGAGATGATTCCGTAGTCATCAATCTCACGTTGGCAGACCTCTATGTTTTTATGTACCCAGTTTGGCGTACCTCCCGTAATCTTGTAACCAACACGTCCATTCTCTTTTTCGACTGGTTCGTATGTAAGATCTTGAACAGCCGGGACAATTGGTGACTGAATACGATTCTGAAGCATATCCAATTCACCGCTCAAAGTCTGTGCCATAACTGAGTTTGCGTGAATCTTGTTCTGCACAAATACGATTGCACAGTCGGTGCTTTTAGCTGGGAGAATTGTCTGAGTGATAGTCGCTATCTTCTTTTCAACGCGATTAACGCTATCATCAAGCTCGTCAATGTCATCAAGTATAATGAAATCAGGACGTAGGTGATCAAGCTTGACACCGCGTGCACCAGTGTCAAGGCCAAACGCCAATACGTTGAACCCGTTAGCTGTTCTAAGTTTGGACGCATTCCATCCCTTGGAGAATCCATAGCGGTTCAAAGCCCTTTCAATACCGCAACGCTCCATCGTGTGAGCAATGTCAGATACGTGGCGGTCAGCAGCTTCCTGTGTAGAGCACACGTACAAAAGGAATCGACGTGAACCCTTGACGGCAATGCGAGCTGCGATGTGTTCCATTGTCGTGGATTTACCACCGCCACGGAACCAGCATTCAATCAATGCCGGAGGTGGAGATCCAGCAGTAATATTTTCTGCCCATTCCCATGCTCGAATGTGATGAGCGCCCAATTCGCTACTGATAGCGTGTGGGGCGAATGTCTTCAACCAATGTTTATAGTCAAGAGATGCTCCGTCGATAGCGAACGCCTTCCCGGAGTCATAGTCTCCAGTTTCGATTACCAATCCGATCTGATCTTCTAAAGCTTCAAGCAACGCTACAGATAGCGGTTTATCCGCTCGTGTCAGGTGCCTGAATTCCTTAGGTGTGTTCTTCTTAACTTGGTTAGCCATCTACTACCACCGCATCCTCTACAGGGTCATCAACTTCTTGTTTGTGTTGACGCAGTAGTTTATTGATACCTGTCTTGATTGCAGTCAGTTCATCAGCATCGCGTACGCTTTGCTTGACTACCTCTACAATTTGCATGATCAACATAAATGCCTGGTCTGCTTCGAGTGTATACGACTTTGTCTGCATCATGCGTTGTTCTGCTTCGACTAGGTCTGCACGACGAGATATTAATTCCAGTACGTCCTTAGATGCCGCATACTCATCGAGACGCTCTTTCAGTAAGTCGCCAATCTGCTCAAAAGCGTCAATGAAATCTGGAGACCCTAGCTTGGATCTAGCTAGGTTGTACGCCGCTTCTACCTTGCGGTATTGATCAATACTGACACCTTCACCAGCAGCTTCAGCTCTTACGTCTACCAGGGCGGTTATATACGCTGTGTCATCTCGAAGGCTGAACAACTCTGGGTCTTCACGGTGAGCATCGACCTTCTCAAGTAAATCTTTACCAGCCTTGGAAAATCGACGGCGGTTTACTTTGTAAGCGTGAGCAAGGAACTGTGGTTTCTCATTACGCTTAATTAGTTCAGTGCCATGGTGGAAGCAGAAATCCTGACCGGATATTGCAATAGCCTTACAGCGAACCTTCTCACCATTACGGTCAATTATGGCGTTACAGATTTGCTGTTCACCATTAGGCGTAATGCGATACATACGCCCATCACGTTCAATGTAGCGTGAGTCATTAATTTCTTGAGAATAGTTCATCTCGTAAGTATACTGTCAGGGTAATGAAAACTTCACCTGATCACTACCGTGCAGTGGTAAAAAAGCACTTTCAGCCCGTATACGTAGCACGAGCCTGGGGACTTGGATTCGAGCTGTTCACAGCTATCAAGTACATTGCTCGATGCGGACGCAAACCAGGAGAGAGTGAGTTTGATGACTTATCCAAGGCAATCTGGTTTCTGACGTTTTATCTAACCAACAACACAGATAAATGCGATGAAGTAGTCAAGCTTTTATCACCCGAAAAAATAAGCCTCCCGTAGGAGGCTTTTCTTTATTTAGCGTACTCTGTACCGGCTTCAGCTTGCCGTTTAATTTCAAAGTAATCGCCCTTCTTACCGTAATTGAAACCACCTTCTTTACGATAAGCCTTGAGTAGGTTTTCACCACGTCCAGCTTTTTCCGCATTAAGGCGTTCAACAATACCTTCATCTTTGTGTTGTGACAGAACTCTGTCACCTTGCACTTTCTTGAATCGTTCACGCAATCCAGCACGAGTGTCTTCATCTAGGTTATCCATCTTCATCATGTGTTCGAGATGAGCTGTACCCTTGTTGACACCCTTACGAAGAGATGCATCAAATGCTTCTCCAAGGTAATCATCCGGTTTACGGATAGCACGTTGTGATGCACGAGCTTGCTGAGTCATGGATGACCCACCACCATAACCACCTTGGTTTGCTTTGTTGCCACCGCCTTGAGGTGCGCTATAACCGCCATCGTTACGTGGTTGTTCTTGCGTTACTTGAGCTGGTGGCTTTGGTGCTCCACGGCTCATCCATGGTGCACGTGCCCAGTCAGCCGGTGCAAGTCGATCGTAAAGTTCGGACGCTCCAGCAACAGCCGCAATGCCTCCAAGGACTTTACCGCCAAGCTTAAGTAGCCCCTTGCCTTTACTAGCAGCTCCGGCAACTTTACTAGCAGTTGTTGATGCTGGCATAGCACTTCTGCGAGCTGCAGCTTCAGCCGCTCCGTCAGCTCCCGCACGATAACCAGGACGAGGCGGAGTAGTTGGTGTTGCAGTATTGCGAACAATAGCCCTTTGACCAGGTCTAACTCTTGATCCTACTGGGCCACCCGGTCTAGTATTAATAGATACCTGTGTTCCTCCACCAACTGCCGCTGTTTTTACTATGTCTTTAACTCGTGCTCCACGAAATTTAGGTTTCGTAGGTGCTTGTGTAGTCTTGCCACCAAACGTAGGGACTGCACTTTGCCCCGGAGGTGTATACGTAGTTGTTTTTGCAGGAGTTGGTGAGTACTGCGGTGTTGGGTTACTTCTTGATTGAGTTGCACCAGCATATGGCTCAACGTTTGTACCTTTACTGCGATCAACAACAGAACCTGAAGGTCCATTGGGACTAAAAAATCCAGATCCTCCACGTACATTTAGATTTCGACCGGGAAATCCCTTTATTTGTGCATCTGAAATTTTAATACGTCTAGTAGGAGTACCTGGCTTTTTTCCAGGACGTGGTGGTTTATTACCGTTTTCGGATGACGATGTACTGCCATTTTCAGATGAAGATTGCGTACGTCCAAAACCTGGTCGTGGACCTCCAAAAACGCGCCGCCCAGGTTGTATTGGTGGTCTTTCAGCCATTGCTTCGTTTCCTTTTTTGCCCTCGTAACTAAGGCGTTCATTAATTTGATCACGCGTCATTTTAATCCGTGGAGTGCCAGCCACGGGACGTGTCTTGCGAGTCTTAGGATCACTGTAGTTACGTACCTTGTCAGGAGTAGTAACACTACTAACGACTCGATTACGATCTAATCTGACGGATTTACTACGGCTTGCAGGTACTGGCTTGTTATTGCGGTTTTGAAAGTCGGCAATCTTTTGTGCAATTTTTGGTGCATTAACATATAACGCACCTGCTCCAGCCGCTCCTAAAGCCCCGCCGATCATCATGTTACGACCGGCTGCGTTTAAATTGTCGTTACTTGCCCAGCCAGTTTGTCTCTCAAATTCTTGAACTTTCTTTCTTTTGCGAGCTTGAGTTTCAGTGTCAAATTCGTTTGACGTGTCACGAATAACCTTGCCACTCTTAAGAATAAGATCTCTGGAGTAGCCTTTAATTGGGTCTTTTTTATACTGTGTGTATCGTGACCCTTTAAATGGACCTGGGTATGTCTTCTCAGGCATACTAGCAGTTCTTTTTGCA